CGGGCATCCCGCCGACGAAGTCGAGCCAGTCAATCTCAGCCTCAATGGTGACCGTGTGCGTGTTGGTCCCTTCCAGGGCCGCGAGACTTGAGGTTCCCGCGACATAGAAGCAGCAAGGGCAAGACCCGAGACCCTGAGTGGTGGCGTTATTGAGCCAGGTACCCCCCGCGCTGGTGGCGGAGTTCGCGAACTCATTCTGCTTGGCCCCGGACCCGCCAGCAATGTAGGGCGTGAGGTCGACGACCGTAGGGATGAACCCATCAACCGTCTTGGTTCCGGTGAGGGACATGACCCCATCCTGCGAGTTCGCAGCGACTGTTGACATCGAACCCACGATCTCCTCGTTGAACCCAGGAGGGCCTCTCATCGGCGCAACGGTCAGGGTGAGGTTGTTGGCCGTCGAGGACTGAATGGGTCTGAACCAAACCTTGATCGAACGGAACCGCTTCCGACGATAAAGCTGCTGAAGTACCTGCATGTAGCTGGCACCAAGGTACTGGTCACCTGGGGCAATGGGGACCATCGGAGTGACGGTGTACCCGGCGTTCCCGGCGGGGTTGGTAGCCGCCGTCCTGAAGTAAACACCGTTCGCCGCGCCAAGGGTCCCGTTCCCAACGTAGACCTTGCCGGCTACCCAGGAGCACTTGTGACACTGCAGATCGGCCAGCCCGACCATCGGCTGTCTGACCAGCACGGCAGCGCCTACCTGGGGAAGCCCCTGACCCCCGTCGGCCCGGCCGGTGTTGCGGACCCGCTGCCGACCCCGCTTGTTCTGCTTGCTGACCCTTGAGGGGCGGGCGGTCCCACCCCACGCATCAGCCTGAGCCTTGAGCTGTGCGATCTGATTCGCGAGCGACTTGACTTGAGCCGCCTGATTGGCCTTCGAGGCCTTCTTGTTTGCCTGTCGCATGACGTTCACCTGTGTTACTAGTCGAGAATGTGCCTAAGCGTTGTATGTTTTACGTCGTACCCGACGTGCGAGATGGGTGGGCCACCATCAAGCCCCTACACCAATCTTCCCCAATTCCCGGTTGCCTCAGCAATCGCAATCTCGATCTCCATGAGCATCTGGGCCTCCTGACGGGGGTAGTCGGATACCTCACGATGCTTGACGCCGAAATATTGCGTCTGGTCAGCCCCCCAAAGAGCCACGGCCGGTCGGCGCGCCCTCCAGCCGCTACCCACCCCTGCCATATAGGTGGTAGTCGGTCGAACGGCCGATAGGATCCAGCCGAGGCCCGCCCTAGGTCGATAGCTTGTCTCTGACTTACGCCAGACCATGGACCTGCCGTGGCAGTCGCATTCCCAGCGAACGAGGATCTTTGCCGGGTGGTGACACTCAGGCTCCGGTTGGTCGCGTGCCCGCTCCCACATGCGATCACGGAAATCTCCGCACTCACACTCTTGGCGATAAGCACGGGGGCGGGCAAACTCACATTCGGTGATGGTGCAACCGCACTCGCAGTCCGAAGTCCGAACCTTCCCACAACAAACGGCCTGCCTCGACCTCTTCATCCGAAACTCCGCCACTCGCCGAGCGAGGCGGGCCTCATAGACCGCGAGCTCCTCCTCAATACTGCCAGCCTCCGGGGAAGCCGAGGGAATGTCCCAAGGCTGCGCCTCAACCCCTACTCTCCGAGGGGGGGAGGGCCACTGAGGACCAAAAGCATAGCTGGCAAAAGGCTGCGAAAACAGCAGGTGGCTGGCCACATCCTCTTGCGCCGGGGTGACATACCAACGCATACCGGGGGGAGGCTCTTGACCCATCCCATTGAGGGCCACCGGGAGGAACAAGTTGCGACCCCTGCACTCCTCCTCAATCTGAGGCCCCCATCTCTTGAACCAAACCTTGATGGCAGCAGCCATCGACCTGAGAGGAACATGCTCAAACAAAGCGGTCACCACATGGGACGGCTTAAAGTCGTCAGTCTCCAACTTCATAATCCCGTGGAAGAGAGACCCCCGGAGAACCTGTATCCGGGTCCAATTTCCGCGGCGGAGCACATACATCTGGGAATTGATGCAAGCAAACCGTGTGCTCTCATGGCTCTTCCCCGGAGACCTCTTCAACCCAATGGACTCGGAGATGGTCCAAAAGGTATCCTCGATCGCCCGACTGCTCCTCGCTAGGCGGTCATCCCCATTGATGATGAAGCGGCGCCGCGCCGCTCCTAGGGGGATCCCATGCAATCCATAGGCTGCCAACGTGCAGGCGGCATTGGCGAGACAAAGCAGTGGAAAAGAAGTGATCTGGCCCATGAGCTGCCCGCAGGTCTTCTTTGCCCGGGGGAATTCCTTCGTGAGCATCAGGACACG